TTAAATCAACAGAAAAAATTATGAGTAGAAAATCAACAGACTATTTTATTATACATTGTTCAGCTACTAAACCATCTATGGATATTGGTTTCGAAGAAATAAACCGATGGCATAGGGAGAGAGGTTGGCTGTCTTGTGGCTACCATTTTATTATTAGAAGAAATGGTGTCATAGAAGATGGTAGAACTACAGATGCAGTAGGTGCTCATTGTAGAGGTAAGAACCATAATAGTATTGGAATATGTATGGTTGGTGGTGTCACTCAAGAAGACCACACAAAAGCTGAAGATAATTTTCAACCTGAACAATGGGAAAGTTTAAAGAAACTTTGTGACGAATTACACGAGACATATCCAGAGGCACAAGTAAAAGGTCACTATCATTTCTCTGATAAGTTTTGTCCTTCATTCGATGTAGATGACTGGGCTAAAACAGATTTACTCTGGGTGGAAGGAGACTTACTACCAGGTGATGAAGGATACACAGAGTAATTTTGTAAGACACGAACCTTGTCCAAATTGTAATTCAAGAGATAACCTAGCCAGGTACTCCGATGGACATGCGTATTGTTTTGGTTGTGAATATAGAGAACCAGCAGTTGGAGAAACTAACGAATTTAAAAATGAAAAAATAAAAACAGATATGATTACAGGTCAAGTGGAGGCGTTATCAAAAAGACAAATTGATTTTGATACTTGCAAATTTTTTAATTATCAGACTGGTGAATACAATGGTTCACCTGTTCAGATAGCACCTTATTACAATTCTAACTACCTCCTTGTTGCTCAACACATTCGGTTTCCTAATAAAGATTTTATCTGGTTAGGAGACATGAATGAGGTTGGGTTGTTTGGCCAGCACAAATGGAAGGGTAATCAAAAGATGATTACTATTTGTGAAGGTGAGATTGATGCTATGTCAGTTTCAAAAGTACAAGGTAATAAATGGCCTGTTGTTTCTGTACCTTCAGGTGCAAAGTCAGCAAAGAAATATATTAAAAAAGAATTAGAATATTTAGAAAGTTTTGAAAAAGTAGTTTTGATGTTCGATAATGATGAAGCTGGTAATGAAGCTTCTATCGAATGTGCTCAATTGTTTACACCTAAAAAAGCTCTCGTCTCTAAATTACCTCTGAAGGATGCTAACGATATGTTGGTATCTGGAAGAGGTAAGGATATTATTCATCATATATGGAATGCTAAACCATATACACCAGAAGGAATAATTGCTGGAGCTGATACTTGGGATTTAGTTATTCAAGATGATAGCAAAGAATGCACTCCATATCTTTGGGAAGGTCTTAATAAAAAAACTAAAGGTATAAGAAAAGGTGAAATAGTTTTATTTACAGCAGGTTCAGGTACAGGAAAGAGCCAGGTCTGTAGAGAAATAGCATTTGATTTAATTAATAAAAATAAAAATGTTGGCTACATAGCATTAGAAGAAAGTGTAGCTAGAAGTGTAAGAGGTTTAATGAGTATAGATTTAAACCAAAAGATACACGAAGAAGATATTAGAAAAAATATTGATGAAGAATTATTAAAAAAATCTTGGAATAAAATACAAGGTAAAACATTTTTTCATAAACACTTTGGTTCTACTGATAGTGAAAACCTAATGTCAAAGATTAGATTTTTAGTCAGAGGATGTGATTGTGATTATGTAGTATTAGACCATATCAATATGGTTGTCTCTGGAATAGAAGGCGATGAGAGAAAGTTAATTGACTATACGATGACGAAGTTAAGAAGTTTAGTTGAAGAACTTAATTTTGGTTTAATACTTGTATGCCACTTAAGACGATTACCAGATAAAACTGGACACGAAGAGGGAGCTATTACTTCATTAAGTCATTTGAGAGGTAGCCATGGACTGGCACAGCTCACTGATATTTGTTGTGGTTTAGAGAGGTCACAACAGAACGAAGAAACAAAAGATATTTTAACAATAAGAGTTTTAAAAAATAGATACACAGGAGATACAGGTGTCGCTTGCTCGCTACATTACAATAGGGAAACTGGAAGATTGTCTGAAGGCGATTTTTCAGATGTCTAAAGAAAAACAATTAGATGATGTACTTCGAGAATATATAGAAGAATGCGATGAGTTCGAACACTTACAGGATGACGATAAAATATTTATATATTCGTCTCTTAAAAAAATATTAAGACTTTTAGAATTGGTTATTAAACATCCTAATGTTAATCCAATTTTATTTGTTCACTCAATAAAAACAAAAAGTATTCTTGAGGAAGCATTTTTTAATGTGGCTCACATAATACCTTCAATCTTAAATATAAAAATAATTGTAATGCACTAATATGAAATTAATATTTGATATAGAAACTAATGGTTTCTTATCAGAAGCTTCAGTAGTTCATTCAATAGTAATCAAAGACATAGAGACTAATCAACTTTACTCTTATCATGGAGATAAAATTGGTAGAGGTCTAATGTTATTAAATGGTGCTAGCTTATTAGTTGGCCATAATATTTTAAAATTTGATTTACCAGTTCTTAAAAAATTATATCCTAATCAGTATAATATTAAGGCTGACATATTGGATACACTATTAGTAAGCAGACTGATATGGACTAATAGAAAAGAATTAGATTACCAGAAAAAGGAACTACCTTTAAATCTAGCTGGAAGACACTCATTAGAAAGTTGGGGTTATAGATTAGGTTTAAGAAAAGGTGACTTTATAAAAACTGGTGACTTCAGTAAGTGGTCGCAGGAAATGCAAGACTATTGTGAAAAAGATGTAGAAGTCACTTACGAACTTTACAAATTAATTAAGAAACAAAATTATTCTCCTGAAGCAATTAGGCTGGAGCATGACTTTGCCAGATGTATTAATCTGCAAGAAGCACATGGATTTCATTTTGATGTGGCTTCTGCAAAGAAGCTGTATGCCTCACTTGCAAACAGAAGGTTGGAGCTAGAGAAATCTCTAGTTTCGACCTTCCCAAATTGGAAACAATATGTTGGTACATTCGTACCGAAAAGAGATAATAAAACAAAAGGTTATAAAAAAGGTGTACCTGTAAAAAAATATAAAGAGGTACAATTCAATCCTAACTCAAGAGACCATATTAGTAATAGGTTAATGAACAAAGGATGGAAGCCTACAGAATTTACACCAGATGGAAAACCAAAAGTAGATGAAAGTGTTTTATCTAAATTAGATTTTCCTGAAGCAAAATTATTATCTGAACATTTTTTAATAGCTAAAAGAATTGGCATGTTAGCAGAAGGAAACAATGCCTGGTTAAAATTACAACAAGATGGAAAAATTTATGGAAGCGTTATCACGAATGGTGCAAACACTGGAAGGTGTACTCACCAAAGACCAAATGTTGCACAAACTCCTAGTGTCTCTGTACCTTATGGTAAAGAATGTCGTTCTCTTTTTACTGTTCCAGATGGTTATGTTCTTATTGGCTGTGATGCTAGTGGTCTCGAACTTCGTTGTCTTGCTCATTATCTCGGTGCATTCGATGAAGGGAGTTTTGCGAGGGAATTACTTGATGGTGATGTTCATTCCAAAAATCAAAAACAGATTGGTTTACCATCAAGAGATATGGCGAAGAGGGTCATTTATGGTATCATCTATGGTATCGGAGATACAAGGCTTGGTTCAATTGTTGAAAAAACTTCCTACGAGGGGAAAAGAATAAAAGCAAAATTATTTGAAACTATTCCTGCACTAAAAGCATTAAGGGATAGTGTTCTAGTTAAAACAAGAAATCAAAAATATTTATTAGGTTTAGACAAAAGAAAATTAATTCCTAGGTCTGAACATTCAAGTTTAAATTTATTAATACAAAGTTGTGGAGCACTAATAATAAAGATGGCTACAATTATTTTACACAAAAAATTAGAGGAAAAAAATTATGATAAGAATATCTGTTCTATGGTTGCTCATATACATGATGAGCTACAGCTCCAGTGCAAATCTGATTATGCTAATGAAGTAGGAGCTATTGCAGTACAATCAATAAAAGATGCAGGTACATATTTTAATTTAAGATGTCCTTTAGATGCAGAATTTAAAATAGGAAAAACTTGGGCTGACACGCATTAAGCGTTGGTGCCCTTGGCCAGACTCGAACTGGCACTCCCAAAAGGGCTTGGATTTTAAGTCCAATGTGTCTACCGATTTCACCACAAGGGCTCACCAACAGTAGGGTTCTAATACACAAATCAATGTTTAACAATACAAAAGATTTCGACTTTGACTTGGCCAGAGGATTAAGTTCCGAAAAGTCTATAGGCAAAATACTGGGATTAGATAAAGATAAATTTGAAGTTAAATCAGAATTTGGTTTTTGGCAGAAGTCAGGAAATTTATGTATTGAGCTAGCATATAAAGGAAAACCTAGTGGCCTACGAAGCACAAAAGCAAAATACTGGATACATAGATTTATGTTCAGCAAAGATGAATGTGTTGGACAAATATTAATAGAAGTAAAATTACTAAAGCAAATAGTCAGAAAATTTATTCAAGAAAATAAAAAGAGAAAATCAAAAATTATAAGAATGCTTGGAGATAACTTTCAGTCCAGGTGTGTCTTAATACCAATGTCAGAATTTATGAACTTATGGAGGCAAGTTGAAATCAAAAATAGTAATACCAAAACTAACTAAAAAAATATTTCCATATAATTTTTATTTAGCTCATTGGATTGACACTAACTCTACATGCTCCTGGGAAAGTATTAAAACAATAAAAAATTATAAGCCATCAATCTGTATTTCTACAGGTTGGCTTGTCTCAACAAATAACAATTCACATACATTCGTTAGTGATGTGAATTTTAATGATGATGGAACAATAGGTGATTGTGGAAACACAACAACTATTCCTTCAGTAAACATAATCAAACTAACGAAGATTAGGATATAAAATGCTACCAAAGATACAAGATAAGAAAAGAACACTTATAGTAGATGGTTCTATATTAATTTATAGAATTGCTTCAGCATTAGAAGAAGCCACACAATGGGAAGATGATATGTGGACATTACATGCTGATTTAAAATTAGGTAAAAGAGTATTAGACACTACATTAAGAAATTATAAGGATAAATTAAATTGTAATAAAATTATAATTGCACAAGACCATAAGAATAATTTTAGATTAGATATTTTTCCTGAATACAAATCACATAGAAAAAAAGTTAGAAAACCAATTATAGTAAAACCTCTTAAGGAATATATGTTTCATAACTATGAAACTCTAACTTACCCAAATTTAGAAGGTGATGATGTTTGTGGAATATTTGCAACTCAATCATTAAATAAAGATAAAGTAGTTATATTATCTGGTGATAAAGATTTAAGAACTATACCTGGAATACACCACTTCATACATGATGAAAGTACAGAAATAGTTAATGAAACTATAGCTAACTATAACTTTATGTATCAAACATTAGTCGGTGATATGACCGATGGTTTTGCTGGATGTCCAAGTATTGGTGGTGTCAAAGCTTCAAGAATATTAGCTAACAAAAAAGACTTACCAGAAATGTGGGAAGCTGTTGTTAAAGAATATGAAAAGCAAGGCCTTGATGAAAACTATGCACTTACACAAGCAAGACTAGCAAGAATATTAAGAGCCTCTGACTGGGATAGTAAGAAGAAGAAACCAATATTATGGAGACCACATGCCAACTAAAGATATGTTTGATGTATTAAAATATCAGGAAGGTGGAGACCATTATAAAAAAATGAAGGTACAGCCTGCGTACTTCATTAATGAAAACAAACTTCCATTCGCTGAAGGAAACGCAATAAAATACATTTGCAGGCATCCATACAAAGGTAAGGAACAGGATATTAAAAAAGCAATCCACTACTTACAAATGATTTTAGAAAGAGATTATTCATAACCAACAAAAGGACACTTTAGATATATGAACGAAAAAACAATAAAAGTTGCTGGTTTAACTAAAGAATTACTAGCAGATTTAGACAAATTATTTCCTGAAAAAACTCCAGAGATAAACATGGATATGAAGGAAATATATTTTCGAATAGGTCAAAGAAGTGTTGTTCGCTTCTTACATCAACAAAAGAAAGAACAAGATAATAACATAATGGAGAAAAGTTAATATGTGCGTATCAGTTAAGGCACCTTCAATGCCTCCTGCACCTGACCCAGCTCCAGTTGCTCCACCACCAATTACACAAAATACTCAAGGTAGTGCGAGACCTGCTGGATATTCAGAAGCAGAAGGAAGAAATATGAACACAGCTTCGTCTTATGACAGGAAGAGAACAGGTGCATCTAATTTACGAATACCAATAATCGGTGGTCTATAATAAATGGCAATCAATTACACTGGTACTAGCAATAGTACACAATCACTAGAGAGTAGATACAATTCAAAAGCTCAAGAGAGAGAACTTTATTTAGAAAGAGCAAGAGATTGTTCTGAATTAACTATTCCTACACTTATACCACAAGATGGCTATACAGGTGCCGAAGATTTTGAAACTACCTATCAAGGTATTGGAGCAAGAGGAGTAAATAATCTTGCGTCTAAATTATTATTATCATTATTACCTCCAAATGCTCCATTCTTCAGATTAGCTATTGATAACTTTGCAGTAAGAGAATTAGAAGAAGATGAAAATTTAAGAACTTCTATAGATAGTGGTTTAGTACAAATAGAAAAAGCTGTCATGGATGACATAGAAATGTCTAATGATAGAGTTGTTGTATTTGAAGCACTAAAACATCTTATTGTTGCAGGTAATGCTTTATTATTTGTAGATAAATCAGGATTAAGAGTTTTCCCATTATCGCAGTTTGTAATTGAAAGAGACCCAATGGGTAATGTTTTAGAAATAATTACAAAAGAAAGTATTCATTATAATGCTTTACCTGACTATGTAAGAGAAGCAGTTCAATCACAACAAGGTGATAGTAAAGACGATGATGTTTGTGATTTATATACTTGTATAAAAAGACAACCAGACCACTTCATGGTTCACCAGGAAGTAAAAGGTATAAAATTAGAAGAGAGTTTTGGTAAATATAAATTAGACCAGTCTCCATACATTCCTTTAAGAATGGTTAGAGTTTCAGCAGAAAACTATGGTCGTAGTTATGTTGAGGAGTACCTTGGAGACCTCATATCGCTTGAGGGATTATCGAAGGCTATTGTAGAAGGCTCATCTGCATCTGCAAAAACATTATTTATGGTAGCTCCTAATGGAACTACTAGAGCAAAAGCTTTAGCTGAAAGTGAAAATGGTTCTATTATTGAAGGTTCAGCTAATGATGTATCAGTATTACAAGTAGGTAAGTTTCCAGATTTTAGAGTTGCAGAAGCAACTATGAGTAAAATCGAACAAAGATTATCATACGCATTTTTATTAAATGCTTCTGTAATTAGAGATAGTGAAAGAACTACAGCAGAAGAAGTAAGAATGACAGCTCAAGAATTACAAGATAGCCTTGGTGGTATCTATGGAGTTTTGTCTCAAGAATTTCAATTACCATTAGTTAAAAGAAAATTAGCATTACTTAATAAAACTAAAAAATTACCAGAACTTCCTAAAGGTATTGTATTTCCAAAAGTTATAACTGGTATCGAAGCATTAGGAAGAACTACAGATAGAAATAAATTAATTTCTTTTTTACAAACTTTGGCTGGAACTTTAGGTGGCGAGAGTATTGCTCAATTTGTAAATGTCACTGAAGCTATAAAAAGATTAGCAACAGCAGATGGTATTGAGACTAAAGGATTAATTAAAACAGAACAAGATTTACAAGCTGAACAGCAGTCGCAACAAGAAGCTATGATGCAAGAGCAACAGCAATCAGCATTGTTAAGAGCAGGTGAGAAAATTGCAGGGAACATACCTCCTAAATCATTAGGAGAAACAATCGCAAATCAATCATAAATAGGAGTAATATATAATGGTAGATAAAGTAGAAATAACTTCAGAGCCGACTAATAGTCCAACTCTTGAAGAACAAGCAAAACAACAGGAAGAAAAATCACAACCAGAAGCACAACAACAGGTGACTTCTAGTGAGGAAAGACCTTCATGGCTTCCAGATAAATTTTCTAACGCAGAAGAATTAGCAAAAGCTTATGGTGCATTAGAAACTAAATTATCTCAAAGAGCAGAAGAAAAACCTGTTGAAGAAAAAACAGATGCAAAAATACCTGAACCTTCGAAAGAAGAAAATAAACCAGGTACACTAGATAAATATTATACAGAGTATGCTGATACAGGAAAACTTACAGAAACAAGTTATGATGAATTAGCAAAACTTGGTTTGGACAGACAAGTTGTAGACGCTTACATAGATGGTCAAACAGCTTTAGCTGACCAAAGAAGTAATCAGATTATGTCTGCTGTTGGAGGTAAAGAGCAGTATTCAGAAATGATTAGCTGGGCTTCAAAGAATTTATCTTCAGATGAAATAAAAGCTTTTAACAGCACAATAGATACAGGCACTTTAGAACAAGCACAATTAGCAATAGCTGGTGTGCAAGCTAAATATTCTGCAAACAATGCAGAGCCTAATTTATTTTCTGGAGCTAATAGTAATGCAAGTGTTGGGTACAGGTCAGTCGGTGAAATGTTAGCTGACATTAACGACCCAAGATATTCTACAGATAGTGCTTTCAGAGCAGATGTAGAACAAAAAGTCAAACTATCAAACACAATATAAATAACACCTATTCAGGTGGGAAGGAGAAAATATGCCATCACATTATGGAAAAATGAAAAAGAAAAAGCCTTTGACAAAGAAACAAAAAACTTTGCCGAAGTCTTTACAAAGAAAAATCAAAAAAGCTAGAGGAATGAAATAATGGCTAAACGAGGATTATACGCTAATATTAATAGACGAAAGAGATTAGGAATATCAAGACCTAAATCTAAATCTACTATATCAGCAAAAGCTTACGCTAATATGAAAGCAGGCTTTCCTAAAAAGAAAAAGAAAAAGAGAAAGTAATGTTAAATTTTCTTTTGCCTTTAATGAAAAATCCACTCACTAGGATTATCGCTGACAAAACAGTTTCAGCAATTAATCATTCTATTGAGAAGAAGAAAGTAATTAGGGCAAAGGAGATTGAAGCAGAAGCTAATGTAAGTATAGAACAAATACGAAGTTCTAAATCTAGTATTAAGGATGAAGTATTAACTATAAAAATTACATTAATATTTCTTGCAATATTCTGGCCAAAGACACAGCCATGGATGGAAAAAGGTTTTGAGATATTGAGGTCAGCTCCACAAGAATTTTGGTGGGCTGTTCTTATTGTCTACTCTGGAAGCTTCGGTTTATCTACAGTCAATAAGATTAGAGGTAAAAAATAATGGTTGCTAAAAAGTATCAAAATCCATCTGGTGGTTTGAATGAAGCAGGTCGAAGATATTTTAAAAGAAAGACTGGAGCTAATTTAAAAAGACCTTCAAAGAAAGTTGGTAATAAAAGAAGAGCCAGCTTTTGTGCAAGAATGAAGGGAATGAAAAGAAAATTAACTTCAGCAAAAACAGCAAGAGACCCAAACAGCAGAATTAATAAAGCACTTCGTGCTTGGAATTGCTAACTCACACACTCTTCATTAAGAGGAGTGAGCCTTCACAAAGATATATTGCCTCCTAGTTATACTTGCGAGTAATAACGAAAGAGATAACAGTTGAAGTATGTGTTGGTAATTAACAATCTAAAAGGAGAATAAACTATGGCAAACGCTACAGTCTCTCGTTTAGGTCAAGTAAACGCTTCAGGTGACGTTAATGCACTCTTTCTGAAAGTATTTTCAGGAGAAGTATTAGCAACTTTCCAAAGAGAAAACCAAATGCTTAACATGACAAGTGTTAGACAAATCTCTTCTGGTAAGTCAGCTCAATTCCCAGTGATTGGTACTACATCAAGTGGTTATCATACACCAGGAAATGAAATCACAGGAAGCTCGATTAAGCACGCAGAGAAAACAATCAACATTGACGACTTGTTAATATCATCTGCTTTCTTAAGTAATTTAGATGAAGCTAAAAATCACTACGATGTAAGAAGTATCTACACAGCAGAAATGGGTAGAGCACTTGCTAACACTGTAGACCAGAACTTATTACAGCTTGCTGTATTAGGTGCTAGAGGTTCAGCTACAATTACTGGAGGAAATGGTGGTAAAGTAGTCACTGACGCTGATGCAGATACAAACGCAGACAGCTTGATTGCTTCAATCTTTGAATGTGCACAAGCACTTGATGAAAAGGATGTACCTTCAACAGATAGGTTCTGCATTGTTAAACCAGCAGTTTACTACAAACTTGTTCAGAATGATAAAATTCTTAACAGAGATTTCGGTGGACAAAATGGTGTATACAGCGATGGAACTGTAATCAAAGTTGCAGGTGTAAACATTGTCAAAGCAAATACAGCAGTATCAGCTTTCGCCAATGTATCACAAGTGACAGGAACTAATAATACTTATCATGGTAATTTTAGTACAACTGTTGCTGTTGTATTCCACAAATCTGCTATCGGCACTGTCAAGCTTATGGATTTAGGCATGGAGAGTGAATATGATATTAGACGCCAAGGAAATCTTATGGTTGCGAAAATGGCATTAGGACATGGCATTTTAAGACCAGAGAGTGCTTGCGAAATCAAGAAATCATAATACTTGAAAACGAGAAGAGTAGGCCGAGTTATGCTTGGCCTGCTCACAACTTTATAATTATCATGGCATCAATAACTACAAGAACAACAGAATTAGAAGCAGTCAATACTATGCTGTCTACAATTGGAGAAGCACCAGTAAACTCACTTACAGGAAGCTTACCGACAGATGCAAGTATGGCTAAAAATATTTTAAATGAAGTAAATAGAGAAGTACAATCAGGTGGTTGGAAATTTAATACTTCATACAAAACAACATTATCAAGAGATACTAATAATAAAATACCAGTAGCAGGTGATGCTATGCACATAGAATTAAATCCTTTATTAGAAAGTAAAGGTTCTTATGACCCAGTTATAAGAGGAGCATTCTTATACAATTTAGCAACAGAGAGTTTTGTCTTTGATAAAAATTTAGAGAATGCAACAGTAGTATCATTATTAGATTTTGAAAATATTCCAGAACAAGCTCGAAGATATATAACAATAAGAGCATCAAGAATATTCCACGACAGAACTTTAGGAGCTAATGCTCTTCATAGATTTAGTAGACAAGATGAACTTGTTGCTTTGTCTATTTTAAAACAAGCAGAAGCTTCAGTAGCAGACCATAATATCTTTAATAGCTATGACCAATTTACGACAGTAGCTAGAAGCAGGTCTCATAAATTAATTGATTAAGGAGGACACAACATGGACATGATTAAAAGAAAAATGATGCACTTTTGGACAGACCACAAAGTTGCAATCGCTTTAATTGCTGTAGCTTTAGTAGTTGCAATCATAGTGTAATATAAATGCCTTTAATAACTAGAAGTATACCCAATTTAATTGGGGGTGTGTCTCAACAACCAGAAATATTAAGATTAGAAAATCAAGCCACAACTCAAGAGAATGGTTTTTCTGGAGTTGTTGAAGGTCTTAAAAAGAGGCCACCTACTAATCATATAGCTAAAATTTCTAGTTCAGCTTTTTCAAATGCTTTCATTCATACAATCAACAGAGATATAAATGAACGATACATTGTGGTTATTACTAATGGCAATATTGCTGTGCATACTGTTGGTGGAGTTGCTAAAACAGTTGTAAACCAAACTAACGCTACAAACTATTTACAATCATCTAATCCTAGAGAAGACTTTAAATGTCTAACTGTTAATGATTTTACATTTGTATTAAATAAAAACAAAGCAGTTGCTATGGATAGTTCTAGCACCAGTCCTGCTAAAGTAGAGCAGGCTGTTTATACTGTTGTTCAAGGAATAAATAATACACCTTACTCAATAACAGTAGATGGAAACACAACTTCTTTTACATCCTCTAACTCAAACACAAAAAGTATTAGGGATGGAGTTAGAAATTCTATTGGTTCTCCAGCAAACATTACATTAACGAATTTAGGAGATAGTAGTTTTTCAATTGTAAAATCTACAGGAACACTTTCTGTTTCAGCATCCGATGGTTATGGTAATCAAGC